GCTGTATGTATATTGATGAGTATTTTGGACCATGTGCCCATTGTATGCGAGCCAGGGGTTATGTCGATCGCTACCGCCGCCTGCCGGAAGGAGAGGCCAAATGAATACGCATTGTGCTCATTGCGCCAACTGCCAGAGATACCAGCCGAAACAATCCATGCGTCCCATATACACTGCACATACCAGCAGTATGCCGCCTAAAATCCTGTGCTATTTATGCGAAAATTGTTATTGTGGGCTTTTGGACTACCTGGAAATCGAGGATGTATGTGAGTTTACATACCGCCGCCCACCGGAGGGAGAGGAGGAAGCATGATGAGCAGAGAGTATCCATGTATCCATTATAAGCATGATGGCGTGTGTGCGAAATACAGCGCAAACGGTGACCTATCATATTGTGTGCAGGGGCCTTGCCCGGATGAAACATCATCCAACGCCGACCGCATCCGGTCTATGAGCGATGAGGAACTGGCTGAATTTTTGTCAGACTTTAAGGATTGTGCAAAAGATTGTCTTGTTGGTAAAGGCGTAAAAGACTGTAGCGGGATTTGTGCGACAAGTGAGACGCTGAGAATGTGGCTCCAGCAACCGGAGGAGGAGGAAACCTGATGGACTACGAAAAGCTGATTGAGCGGCTGCGGCATGATGCTAACGCCTATCGGAACGGAGATACACTGGGGAGGGCCTACGCAGATCAAGAGGATGTGCTGGACAAGGCCGTCGACGCCATGACCGCCCTGCTGGCCGAAAACAAGCGGCTGAAATCCCTGCTGAGTGAAGGCGGGCAGGACTTGTGGAGCAAGGAGAATCAGCGGGCAGACCGCTTAGAGTCCGAAAACGAGAAGCTGCGGGCAGAGAACATCAGATGGGGACAGGTGGCAAGTGAACAGGGCAAACAGCTTGACAGGCTGCTGGCCGAACTGGGGCAGGTCAAGCATCAACGCGACAGTTACCGTCTGTATCACGATGACTTAGCGTCAAAACCCAATTGCAACACCTGTGCCGACAAGGATTGCAAGTATAGGCCTATACCGGGCGATACCGTAAGAGCCAATTGCCCGCTGTGGAGAGGATCGGAGGAGGGTGAGCAGAATGTCTGAATTAAAGAAATGCCCGTTTTGCGGGAGTGACAGTGTAGCGTTTACACCGGATGAAGAACAACTCTTAGAGGAAACCACAACTGGTTTTATTTGGTGTCATGGGTGCGATTTTTCCAGCGACAGTTTCTATAGCGAGGCAATAGCAGCAGAAAAGTGGAACCGGAGGGAGCGGGATGGTTGACTGGGCAGTCATAAAAAGACTGGGAATATGTTTCCCTGGATGGTTCATCAATGCCCAGGGAGAATTTATCGCCCACCAAAAGGCGAACGTGTATTTCAATATCAGCACTTGCGAGAGCGAACTGGATGTAAAGTGCAAGGTGTTGGAATGGTTTTCACGCCCGGCCTGTAAATCCACTCCATTCCGCCGTGCAGTAGACAATACAGCCCTTCATATTTTCTTCCTGAATGGTATAAATCAATACCTTGACACTACGTTCAGTGTGGAGGATATGCGGGAGATTTACACTTATCTGGGGAACGCTTGCAATCACCAAAAGACGATCCGGTTTATTAAGAGTGGCTATGACATGGCCGCACTGGAGGGAATAAAGAATGACTGAGTACATAGAAAGAGAAGCTGCCAGACAGGCTCATATCAAAGCGAGTTTAACGACACGGCTAATAGACGCGATTCCCTCCGCCGACGTTGCGGAGGTGCGGCACGGGCACTGGGTTTTTGAACCAGGGAAAATTCCATATTGCTCAGAATGCAAAAAGTACAGCGATGATGGAGATAAGGGTGCAACTATTTGCCCGTGGTGCGGCGCTCGTATGGACAAGGAGGCCGAGCATGAAGCTGGTTGATGTGGAGCAGATATACTGCTCTGACTGCGAACACAAAGGCCATTGTGAAAATGTTACTTGCGACATAAAGACAATGCCCACCGTCGACCCCGTTGTCTCCGCTGGTGGGTGCTACTGCCGGGAGTGCAAGCATTATCACGCTGGAACGGGTTGGTGCGACCAACTATCATATTTTCAGACCTCGGACGGGGAACCTTGTTCTCCGGCTGAGAGTACGGACTGGAAGATGTTCCAAGAAAACGACTATTGTTCTATAGGACAGCGAAAGGAGGCCGCCCATGATAAACACCCATCCGACCCGGTGTAATATCTGCGGCGGGGCTGTGACCTACGGCTCAAATTCCAGGATCTATGGCCGGGAGTACGGGAGCGGCTACTGCTACCTTTGTGAGCAGTGCGGGGCCTATGTTGGGACGCATAAGCCCCGCCCACGGGAAGCCTTGGGACTGCTTGCCGACGAACCGATGCGGACCGAGAAGCAGATGTGCCACGCTATCTTCGATCCGCTTTGGCAGGGGAAGCCGAAAGCAGGAAAGAAGCGGCGCGACCTTTACCGCTGGCTGGCTCACGAAATGGGGATACCCGTGGAGGGCTGTCACTTCGGCTATTTTGACATTGACCAGCTCCGGCGGGCGTACATCATCCTGCGGGGCATACAGGGCAAGCAGATGCGGTATGACAACTGCGGGAGAATCCATTTTGAGGATCCCGCCCACGAACCAAAATAGAACTATACTTACACATTTTGATAGCAAAGATGAAAATTTCTGGTGGTAAATATGAATAAAATCTGTTTCAACTGTCAGTGGTGGGAGCCGTTCGCCAGTGTCTGTTGTAATTGGGAGTCCAAAGATTGCGCGGACGTCATTCTTGCCGACCATACCTGTCCACACTGGGAAAACTATGAATCAGAAATGTGGGGTGATGACGATGAAGTTTCGGAGTAAGACGGGGCAGCGTCTTGATACGTCACAAAAGCTATGGGAAGCCATTTTGAAAGATCTGCACAGAATGAGTCCCCGTGAAGCCGCCCGCCTGATGGGCTATGAGGTGGTGGAGGATGATGCCGTAGAGGGCATGTGCTGCGACTGTGCTCACGGTGGCCCCTGCTGTTCGCCCGATGAAAATGCCAACTGCTCTTACAGAAAAGAAGACGGCACTTGCTGGGTGCCATATACGAAGGAGACCACTATGCAATGCTATCGCGACGGAGGCTGCGGCCCTTATGAGGGACGTGCCTGCAATGAGTGCCCGGCAAGTAAGCCGGATTATAAGCAACGAAAGATGGCCAAAACGAACAAGCCAACGAGTGAGCCGGACGACCTGTTTTTAGCATTTCTAAAGTTTTTCAAGGATGAGCTCGAAAAAACTTTCGGAGAAATGGGATTTGAGGATCAATGGCTTGACGTCAGTGGAACGGGAGGATGGGCGAATGCGCTAAAAGCGACCTCGAAATTATATATGCCGGAAATCTGGGCCCTGTGGAACAGACTGGATTGGTGGGCATCTGACCTGTTGGATGGATGGCTGATTGACTGCGCTAAGTATATGGATTTGTACAAGGAGGAAGACACGGACAAGAAGAAGCCTTATATCTGCCAGCGTTTGGGCATAGACCCCGGCCAGCCGTTTCTGCTACATGGATACCCAAACAAGGATTATCCGCCTCTTGTCTGGACTGACGGGCAAATCCGGCGGTATTCTCCAGACGGGGATCACGGATTCAAGGTGGGCGGCAGGGCCGTTTGCTGGATGATGGAGCACCCGGAAGCAATCGAACCGCTGCAAGGCTATACGCCGGAGGAAGTCGCCTTTAAAGGGGTCGAAATCGACCAGTTTAAAGCTATCGAAAGCGATAGGGTTAAGGAGGTCAACATGGACAAGCCGAGAATTTGCGAGGTGCTGGGGGTTGAGGTGGGAGAAGTGTTTACCGCTGATACTCCATATGGACAGTTCAAACGGTGTGTTGTTGATGAGGAAGGCCAGATCCTTAATACAGGAATCAATGTACTCTGTTATATTATCAACCACCCCGACCGCATCATCCGCAAGCCCCGCTGGACGGAGCAGGAGGTGGAGGATGCTAAGGCCATCAAGCGGGGACTCAAGGCAACGGGGAGCAGGC